TGCACACCACTTTTTTTCGTGTTATTTTACACTTAAGTCGTTTCCATTTGTAGGTTTTTTCTTTTTTAAACCTACCAGAGGTCTTTCAGGTCTCATTTCTTTCATACTAAGTTAACAGAGCCTGTAAAATTATATCATAACATGAAGAAAGGTGATTGTTCATTATCAAATTTTCTCTCGTGCGACATAAAACTGTATAGCACATTTATTATAGAAGCGAGAGGATTTTCTCCTCTCATGGCGAATTGTGGAAATGAAAGGGGATGAAGAAATGAGTAAGGGAGAGTTATTTCAAAGATTATTGACCATAGCTGGTGATAGCAGCAAATTTCATATCAAGAGTAAAATGCCTTCAGAATATGCAGAACAACAAAGAATTAAGTTTGCAAAAGAGTTAGAGAAAGATGGCTTTATTAGTCTTACTTGTGTTGATATTATAGAGACTAAAACAGAAGGGAGAGTTTTGGTCTTAGAAGGTGAAATTTTAAAGCGGCCATAAGATACCGAAAAAATATGAGCCTTCGGGGTTTTTTATCCCCGAAAAGGGAGGGAGGGTGATGCCGAGAAGAGCAGAACCGGACAGGGAGAGAGCGTTTGAGATATACAAAGAGCATCAAGGCGAGATTGACCTTATTGAAATAGCAAAGCAGTTGAACCGGCCTCCGGGAACTGTCCGAGGATGGAAGAATAAAGACCAATGGGACGCAAAATTAAACGGAACGCTCCAAAAGGAAACAAAAAAGAATACGGAACGTTCCAAACAAAAAGAGAGGAACGCTCCTCTGAAGAGCGACAAGAAAATACTGAAGGAATTAGAAGACGCTGAACTTACCGAAAAACAGCGTCTTTTTTGTTTGTATTATATTAAAAGCTTTAATGCAACACAGGCAGCAATTAAGGCAGGATATTCTCCGGATACAGCTCATGTAATCGGCCATGAAAACTTAAGAAAACCTAACATTGCAAAAGAAATTCGCCGCTTAAAAAGCCAACTCCAAGAAGAACTCTTTATTGACGCAATGGACGTGCTCAATCGCTATATCAAAATAGCTTTCGCTGATATGACAGACTTTGTAGAATTCGGACAAGAAGAAGTTCCAGTCATAGGTATGTATGGACCGATTGAGATTGAGGATCCTGAGACTGGGGAGAAAAAACCGCTCACCAAAAAAATAAATGTCATCAAATTTAAAGACTCTGCACATGTGGACGGCGGACTGATATGCCAGATTAAGCAGGGCAAAGATGGAACCAGCATAAAACTGGAGGATCGACAGAAAGCCCTCGATAAACTTGCTCAATACTTTGACCTGTTCCCGGATAAGTTCCAGCGGAAGATTGAGGAAGCAAAACTCAAAATAGCACAGCAGAAGCTTGAGCTCGAAAAACTAAAAGCTGACACAGGAGAAGACGAAGAAGACGCGGACGATGGTTTCATGGAAGCTTTGAGAGGGAAAGCGAAAGAGGTGTGGACTGATGAAGAATAAGCGCACACCTTTTCGATGGGTTCCATTTAGCAAAAAACAGCTTCAGGTTCTCACCTGGTGGATGCCAGAATCGCCGGTTCACGATAAAGACGGCATAATATGCGATGGTTCTGTTCGAGCTGGTAAAACGATTGTGATGTCATTCTCTTATGTCCTTTGGGCAATGGAGAACTTCAACTTCCAAAACTTCATAATGGCTGGAAAGACAATTGGAGCGTTCCGTAGGAACGTTCTTTTTCTCTTGAAAATAATTCTCCGGCTTCGGGGTTTCAAGGTGAAGGACAAGCGAGCAGACAACCTGCTCATGGTCCGTAACAGAGTTACTGGAACAATAAATTACTTTTATATCTTTGGCGGCAGGGATGAGCGAAGCCAGGACCTGGTTCAAGGTATTACAGCGGCCGGTGCATTTTTTGATGAAGTGGCGTTGATGCCGGAGAGTTTTGTTAACCAGGCAATTGCCCGCTGCAGTGTTGATGGTGCCAAGCTGTGGTTCAACTGTAATCCGGAAGGCCCTTATCACTGGTTCAAGCTGGAGTTCCTCGACAAGCTCGATGAAAAGAACCTTCTGCATATTCATTTCACCATGGACGACAACCCAGCGCTGACGGAAGAAACAAAAGCCAGGTACAGGCGCATGTTTGCCGGGGTGTTTTATAAGCGTTACATTCTCGGACTATGGGTATTGGCCGAGGGTATCATCTACGACATGTGGGATGAAGCCAAGCATCTGTTTGATTTTAATGGCGAGGCATACGATGAATACGATGTTGCCATAGACTACGGTACTGCAACAGTAATGACCTTCGGATTGTATGGAGTTAAAAGGCAGCCTGCAGGAGATAAGGTTTATCTGGTCAAAGAATATTACTACGATGCTAAGAAAAAAGGCAGGCAGAAAACAGATTCTGAGTTCGTGGATGATTTCGCAAATTTCCTCGGGAATATCCACCCGAAAGTAATATATGTTGACCCATCAGCTGCGAGCCTGAAGTTGGAACTTAAAAAACGAGGGTTCCATCAAGTACGGGATGCAGACAACGATGTGATAAACGGCATAAGACTTGTTTCTTCCTTCCTCTCGACAGGAAGGTTTTTTATTGAACGTGGATGCAAAGACACGATTATGGAATTCGGGTCTTATGTCTGGGATCCGAAAGCCCAGGAACGCGGCGAGGATCGACCACTAAAACAAAACGACCATGCGATGGACCGGAACAGATACTTCATTTACACGAAATACAAGAAACTGCAGGCGAGAATTACTGATAAACCACAAGGATGGTGATATATATGCTGACAAGCCTTTCATTTTTAGCACCCGGAAACCCCTGGCCGCCGCCGACAGAGGCAGAGCGGCTTAATAGGTATGCTCAAAACAAACTGCTGTTCGAGGGCAAGCACGAGCAGGTGTTCAGGGATTGGATAAGATTGCTGCGAGAGGACCAGCAGGCTACCCTTGAGATGGTGCTAAACTGGCACAAGCGGCTGACATTGCTGTTTGCAGACCTGCTGCTCGGTGAGCTGCCAAGGATAAGCGCCGGAGACCAGGACAGCGAGGAGCAAAAAGCCGTTGAACGTCTAATCGACTACAACGGTCTCTTTAATGTGGCTTATGAGGTTGCCTTAGATGTTAGTCGTTACGGTACAGGAATATTCAAAATTCGCTATGACGGCCGAGCCATAATCGAAGGCCAGCAACCGGCCATCTGGTTTCCCGTGGTGAAGCCGGACAACATCAAAGAGATTCAGGCGCATGTATTGGCGTGGACTTATGAGGAAGATGCCCAGGAACGTGGCAAGACCGTTACAAAAAAGTATCTGCAGACCGAGACACACGAGCGGGGGAAAATTATCACAGCTAAATATCCGATTGAGAATAATATCATTGGTCCTGCACTTGAATATCAGGAAACAGAGACTGGTGTTGACGAGTTTTTGGTTGTACCAGTTAACAATGTCCTTACTACCGACAGGGTAACGGGCCTTGATGATTACAGCGACCTGGACAGCATCATCCAGGAGCTTGAGGTTCGTATTGCGCAGATAAGCCGAATCCTTGACAAGCACGCAGACCCGAACATGTACGGCCCCGACACGGCTCTGGAACACGATCCGACAACGGGGCAGTGGGGATACCGGGGCGGGGGCAAATACTTCCCTGTTGGTCCTGAAGAAAACCCACCAGGATACGTCACATGGGACGGGAAGCTGGAGGCAGCATTTAAGCAGATTGACTTGCTCATGGAGCAGCTATATATCCTTTCCGAGACATCAGCAGCGGCATTTGGGCAGCTCAAGGCGGGCCTTGCCGAATCAGGCACAGCACTAAGACGCTTGATGATGGCTCCGTTGGCAAAGGTAAACCGTATACGCATGAGGTTCGATCCAGCGTTGAAAGAAGTCCTCTGGTTGGCATCGCGATTGGAAAAAGCTCAGGGTATGGCTGGAGCTGTTGTTCTTGAAAACATCCACATTGACTGGAAAGACGGCCTGCCGGATGATGAGCAGGAGCTTACACAGAATGAAGTCCAGAGGTATACTGCCGGGCTGACCAG